TCACAATTTCCTCACAGTTCTTGTTAATTAGGCAGGGTAATTTGACATCTGCCAGTTACTTTGCTATAATACAGTTAATAACACTGAGGAACTGCAATCGTATGGCAGAGTATTACTTAACCCTTGAAGATTACCAGGAAAGTAACAACAACTCAGAGTATAATGATGACCTTGATTATTACCCACGCACAGGCTATTATGAGACACTAAGTAATAACTATTATTGTAATTACTGACACTAAGTAACACAAATTGACAGGTTATTTCGTGCCTTATATGTTATCGTGTTATTGTGATGCGGTTTAAATCGAAGGAACCTTTGTAAGCTATAAACGACCCAATTCGACCTTGCTATATCTCTCTATAAAAAAATAATCCAATATATAAAAACGAACATCAGGATTCGTTTTGTGAAAAAAAATATCCAGAATATAAAAATTGCCATAAGGTTCGACCCTGTAGAAGACAAGTTAGTATTAGATCTGCCTGAGAGCATATGCAACCAGTTTGATTGGTATGAAGAGAGCGAGGTTACTATGACCGTGGAAAGTGACGGAGTGTTTCTAGAATAAAATAGGGGTCGTTGACTGTACCTATATAATCTGTTATAATATATGAAGTACATTATTCATTATGGCTAAAGGATTTACTGTTAAGGCGAAAACACCAAAGAAGACTAAAGAACCCGAATGGGATTATGATAAAGCATGGGAGATGTTGAAGGGCAAGGCAATTGTATTCTGTATGCCTGGTCGTGGATGCTCATTCCAGTTCTTAAAGAGTTTTGTTCAACTTTGTTTTGACTTAGTTCAGCATGGGGCGAGTATACAGATATCTCAAGACTATAGTAGTATGGTCAACTTTGCTCGTTGTAAGTGTCTAGGGGCGAATGTTCTCAGAGGACCTGATCAGATACCTTGGGATGGCAAACTAAACTACGACTACCAATTATGGATTGATAGTGATATCGTCTATGGAACAGAGAAGTTCTTACAACTAGTTCTTATGGACAAGGACATTGCTGCAGGTTGGTATATGACAGAGGATGGTCGTACTACTAGTGTTGCTCACTGGTTAGATGAGGGCGACTTCCGTAACAATGGTGGAGTTATGAATCACGAAACAGGTGAGACCATGACTAAGCGTAAGAAACCATTTACTGTAGACTATACAGGTTTTGGTTGGTGTCTAATTAAGAAAGGAGTATTTGAACATGAGGGTTTGAAGTATCCTTGGTTTGCTCCTAAGATGCAAGTATTTGAATCGGGCGATGTTCAAGATATGTGTGGGGAAGATGTGAGTTTCTGTCTCGATGCTATAGAAGCAGGATTTGAGATATGGTGTGATCCTCGTGTAAGAGTAGGTCACGAGAAGACAAGAGTTATATAATGTCAAAGACAGTTTACACAATCTATATCGGTGGAGTTGAGAAGCACACCGATATAAGTGAAACTGAATTTCTGGAATGTTTAGAGGACTATGCTTATTCGTATTATACAAAGAACTATCCAGACCCATCAACAATATCACATACTATGAAGGAGATTAATGGCTAAAACATTTACAAACTTATCAGGTGGTCAGTGGATTGAAAGAATCCCTAAAAAGACTCGTCAAGGACAAGGAAAACACTCAAAATTTTCTAGCACCGCCCGAAACGCTGCTCGTAAACCATATAGAGGTCAAGGTAAATGAACTTCTGGGAATTTTTACAGTGGGCATGGGAAACTCTAGGATGGGTTGAGGGTGCTTTATTTACCGTGTGGTTGTATGGAATGTATTGGGGTAAGAAAAGAATTGACGAACACTTCAGACGCAGAAGGAGCAAGGAATGACTGAGAAAAACAAAAGGCACCTACATCTAGTTAGTGATGATACACAATATAAGGACTATGCTATGGCTGCATTAGATGAAGCAATCTATGATGCCATTACTTCTGAAGCAGATGAGTACGACATATACAATACTATAATGAATAGTATTAGAAAAAGAGGTAATGATCATGAAATTGCAGCAGAGAGATGTAAGAAGTTGTCAGATCTATTAGATGGAGTAGATATAAAGAAAGAAAAAAAGGTTAATTATGATGAACCGAGTCCACCATATAACCCTAAAGAATGGGACTAATCTATAATCTCACGGAAACTGGTATAAATAATCGAGATACCTAGAGCCTCTGCATGGCATGGCAACTTCCAAGGCATTTAAAGACATAGATCTTTCTTTTATGCCACACCCTGTTTCTGGAGATATACGAGTCCTTTCAAATGAGGAAGCGATTAAGAGAGCTGTAAGGAATTTAGTCCAAACAATAGATGGGGAAAGACCTTTTCAATCTAATCTTGGTACTGATGTAACTAGGTCTTTGTTTGATTTTGTTGATTATGGTACTGCGAGTGTCATAACTCAGCAAATTTTTGATGTTTTAAGAGGGTTTGAGAGTCGTATAGCAAATACTGTAGTAAGAGTAGACCCCAAACCTGACGAAAATACATTTGAAGTGTTTATTTCATATGATATTGTAGGTCAAAGTTTCCCAACTCAAGCATTTGACTTTATGTTGGAATCATCTAGGTAATAAGGAATGCCATTTACTAAATTTACTAACTTAAATTTCGCTGAAATTAAGGAATCTGTCAAAGATTACCTAAGAGCTAACTCTGATTTTAAAGATTTTGACTTTGAAGGGTCAAATATGTCGATCATTGTTGATATATTAGCGTATAATTCGTATATAACTGCATTTAATAGCAACATGGTTGCTAATGAATCCTTCTTGGACTCAGCAACATTAAGAGAAAATGTCGTTTCTTTAGCTCGAAACATAGGATATGTACCAAGATCACGAAAATCTGCTGAAGCAGTGGTTGATTTTCAATATAAATTTAATGGAGATAGTAATACTATCACTTTAAAGAAAGGTTTAGCATTAGTTGGTGCTGTAAATAACACAAGTTATACTTTTTCTATTCCAGAAGATGTTACAGTTAACAGTCCTTTAGACGCTGGAGGAGTAGGTAATAATAATTCTCCTAGAACTGGGACATTTTCTGGATTAACAGTATATCAAGGTACACTTTTAACTAAAAAATTCGTTATAAATGGTAGTTCTGACCAAAGATTCATTCTTGACAACTCATTTATTGACTTAGATTCGCTCAGAGTAGAGGTTAGAAAGTCTGGATCGTCTGGAGGACTAAGATTTTCTAGAGTTGATAACATTATTGAGGTTACTCCTGTCTCAAACATCTATTTGATACAAGAAATTAAGAATGAGACCTATGAATTGCTTTTTGGAGATGGTCTTTTTGGTAAAAAACTAGAAATTGGAGATGTGGTTGATATTTCTTACATTATAACTGATGGTAAGGATGGAAATGAAGGTAAATTCTTTACTTTTTCTGGAAATATGGTAAATGATGCAGGAACTTCTATTGCATCTACAAATAATGTGCAAGTAACTGCCACTCAAACCGCTAGAAATGGTACTGATATCGAACCAATTGACTCTATACGATATTTTGCCCCTAGAATGTACTCCGCACAGAACAGAGCAGTTACACCTAGGGATTATGAAGCAATAGTTCAGTCAATTTATCCAAATACGGAGTCTGTTTCTGTTGTTGGAGGTGAAGAATTAGATCCTCCTGAGTTTGGAACAGTAGTTTTGAGTATAAAACCTAAAAATGGTACATTCTTATCTGACTTTACTAAACAAAACATATTAAACAACCTAAAACAGTATGCAATTGCTGGAATTAACCAACGAATTGAAGATTTAAAGATTTTGTATGTAGAATTAGAATCTTTTGTCTATTATAACAACAGTATTACGGATGATAAAGACCAACTTAAGGCAGAAGTCGTTACATCTCTTACTGAATATGGACAATCTTCTAATTTAAACGCATTTGGTGGCAGATTTAAGTATTCTGAGTCTCAACGAATTATTGATCAAACAGATCCAGCAATTACTTCCAATATTACGAAGGTTACTATTCGCAGAGACCTAAAAGCACTTATAAATCAGTCTGCTCAGTATGAATTATGCTTTGGTAATCAATTTAATTTAAAAAAAGGTGGTGGAACTATCAAATCTACTGGATTTGGTATTACTGGTGTTGAAGGTGAGGTGTATTTTACTGATATACCAAGAGCTGATGGTCTAATGGGTGATATTGCTGTATTTAAACCTGCTACATCCGCAACAGAGGATGCAGTAGTTGTTGTTGGGTCAGCTGGTGTTGTAGATTATGTAAAAGGTGAAGTAATAATCAATACTATCAAGATTTCATCAACAGTTAAGGATAATAACATTATTGAAATACAAGCGTTTCCAGAATCTAATGATATTATAGGATTAAAGGACATTTACCTTAATTTGGACATATCAAACACGACGATAAATATCGTTAGAGACACAATATCTTCTGGACAGCAAATTTCGGGCATAGGATACAAAGTCACCTCTAGTTACTCTAATGGATCGCTAATCAGACAGTAGAATGATCGAAACATATTCTCCCTTAAGTCCTAGGGTAAAAACTTATCAAGTCGTTAGCGAAATAATACCAGAATTTGCTAAATCAGAGAATCCTCTGTTTGAAAAATTCTTAAAACAGTATTATATCTCTCAAGACTTCCAAGGTGGACCTGCAGACATTGCGGAGAATATTGATGCGTATATTCAAGTTGATAATTTAACTACTGATGTAATAAGAGGGTCAACTACTCTTGTTGGCACTATTTCAACTGCAGATACTACTGTAACTGTTGATAGTACTGATGGATATCCTCAAAAATACGGTCTTTTCAAGATTGACAATGAAATATTCAGTTATGCTGGTATAACTACAAATAGTTTTACTGGTGTTTGGCGTGGTTTTAGTGGAATCTCTACATTTTCCAAACAAAACGATCCTGATCAGTTAGTATGGGAGCAAACTGTTGCTGGAATTCATACTAGTGGTGCAAATGTCCAAAATCTTAGTTCTTTATTCTTAAAAGAATTTTATAGGAACTTAAAAGCAATGTATGCTCCTGGTTTAGAAGGAGTAACGCTTTCACCTCAATTAGATGTTAGTAATTTTATAAAAGAAGCAAGAAGTTTGTATGAATCAAAGGGAACTAATGCTTCATTCAAAATTCTCTTCAAAGCACTCTTTGGAGTTGATCCAAAAATTAATGATTTAGAGAAATTTCTAATAAAACCGTCTTTTGCAAATTATTTGCGTAGAAAAACAGTTTCTGTAGAATTAATATCTGGAAATCCTCAAGCATTAGTTGGTCAGACACTTTTTCAAGATAATGACCCAACAAACCCTGAATTAAACGCAGCATCAGGTCCTATTTCTGAAGTATCACTAATTAGAGACAATTATTTCAAACTTTCTCTCTTTACAGGTTTTGATGAACGAGGTTTGACTGATGGTATCTTCTATGTGCCTGGTAGAAGTCAAAATATTGGAACTATTGGTATTGGTGCGTCTGTTATTACTGTAGACTCTACAATTGGGTTTTCTAGTATTGGTACAATCAAAGTTGGTGAGATAGGAACCTCTTTTTATCAGACATTTGATTATAATTCAAAAAGTATCAATCAATTCTTTAATGTTAGTCCTCCAGTAAGTGTACCAATACCAAATAACAGTACAGTATCTACTTTTAACATTGTTTATGGATATGAGGGTGGAGATCTTACTAAAAAGGTAGATATGCGTCTAACTGGCGTACTTTCTAAATTTAATACTGCTAGACCTCTCCGAAATTTAAAATCTACCTCGGATATCAAAGTAAAAAACTTAGGAAGGTATGTTGCTAACCCAAGTTTCAATAAAAGTTACGAAGAGGTATTTTTTAACAGTTGGGTTTATAATACTTCTACTAGATACCAAATTGGAAGTTTTTCAGGATCTACTTTTACACTTCTTGGTGATATTCAAAAAAGTAGTTTAAAAGTTGGTGATAAAATTGAAATTTTGCGTAGAAACAGTGAATTAGTTGTTGCTCCTCTATTAACAGTCTCTACTATCGATGTAACTTCATCATCTATTAGTGTTGATGGTACTATTCCTACTCTTGACTCTATTTTGTTCTATGACATCCGAAGATTGCAAAATAAAGTCAAATCTTCTATTGTTCCAGTAAAAGGTGGACAAGATCAATTATTAACAGATATTAATAACACATATATTGTAGATGAGAATAAATCAGAGTCAGGTAAGAGAGAAGGTTTTGTTGCCTCTAGTTCTCTTCCTAGTTACACTATAGATTCCGATAGAATTCATGCGGAGTTGATAAATCCTTCTCTTGCTGGTGGAAACTGGGAAGGATATGATAGTGTAGAAAACAGATACAGTATTATTTCATTTTCTGCAGATGTTCCATTTGAAACTGGAGATGAGATCATATATGCTCCAGATCCAGGAACTGAAGTCATTGGTGCGTTAGATGCACCTAGTTATTTTGTAGAAGTACTAAGTGCAAAAAATAAGATAAAATTATATCGATCTCGTTCTTTTATTAAGGCAAATTTACCATCATTCTTTACCGCACCTACTTCTGCTACAGGTACACATGATTTTATACTTGCTAGTCAAGGAAAGAGAGATATATTCCCTGCGAGACCAATAAGACGATATGTTTTAGAGCAGCAACTTAAAAGTGGTAAAGAAGGTCAAACTACTTCTGAACTTACCGTAGATGGTAATACAGGAATGCTTGTAAATGGTATTGAGATATTAAACTACAAAGGTGCGGACACACTCTTCTATGGTCCTGTCAAAACTTTAAATGTTCTAAACAGTGGTTTTGATTATGATGTACAAGCACCTCCAAACATCACTATTAGTGATGAAACTGTTAGTGTAGGAAATACTGCAGGTGCAGTTCCAGTTTTAAGCGGAATTGTAACAAGTGTCGTTATTGACCCATTTGATTATGACCTTGAAAATGTTATTAGTGTAGAAATATATGGTGGTAATGGTAGTGGTGCCATTGGTAGAGCATTATTAGAAGAAAGATTTAGACAAGTATATTTTAACGGTATTAGTACCAGTCTACAGGGTAATGTTAGTGGAACTTACAATTCATTCAATCTTGATAAAGCACATAATTTTATAACTGGAGATAGACTTGTATATGATAATAATGGTGGTGATAACCTTGGTATTGCTACAACAGGAGGAATTGCTGACTCATTAACATTATTCAGTGGTCAAGATTATTATATCAATGTTATTAACTCAACAGATTTTACTATTCATAATAATAAGCAAGATTCAATTGTTGGTATTAATACAATCTTAATTGACGAGAATGCTGCTTTACTTAACGGAGGTCTTCATATTTTCCGTACTTTTGATAAAAGACTTACTATTAGTAGAATTAGTTTAGAAAATTGTGGTTCAGGTTACGCAAATAGAAATATACTTGTTAAACCAGTTGGAATTAATACTTTTAATGATTCGATTGAGTTCGTTGATCATGGACTTACTGATGGAGAAGTAGTTGAGTACGATAATGGTGCGAATGCTATCATAACAGGTCTCAGTACAACAAAACAGTATAAAGTACTAAAGATAGACAAAGATAAGTTTAGACTCGCTGAGGCAGGTAATAGGGGTGATAGAGAAACCATAGATACAAACTACGATAATCGTCAGAATGTATTTTTAGATTCTGTTGGTGCTGGAAGCGGATACCACACTATTAAATATCCACCAATTGTATGTAAAGTTAAAGTATTAACTAAAAATCAGCAACAAGAAGAACCTACCGCAACCGCAGTTGTTAGAGGTCAGATTGATGATATTTTAATATATGATCATGGTTCAAACTATGGATCTAAAATTTTAAATTTCGCAAATCCGCCTATTATTAATGTTCCTACAGGACAATTGGGTCAGATTGGTCTTGTTGTTTCAAATGGTGCTATTACTGATGCATTTGTTGCAAATGGAGGAGTTGGTTATGTAGGACCTCCTGATCTCACTGTTGTTAGTGTAGCAACTACAGCTCAAGGTGCAATCTTAAGAGCTGTTGTAAATGATGCTGGAAAGATTACAGATGTTAAAGTTATATCTGGTGGTGTTGGATATGCAGGAACTAATACAAGTGTTAATGTTACACCTGTTGGTCAGGAGTTTAAAGCAGAAGCGACTGTAAGGTCTCTTACTGTTAATAAGGCGTATCGCTTAAATCCTTCTGAATTAGACTTCCTACAACCAATTGGAGAAGGTTTAGCGGTTAATATGGTTGGATATGGTAACTCTGTTCGGACTTTCTTCGATGATGATGGAACAGGTCACTCTCCTATCGTTGGTTGGGCATATGATGGCAATCCAATTTACGGTGCTTATGGATCAGTTGACATTGATAATATTCAGTCTGATGTTAAAAAGATGGAGTCTAGTTATGAAATATCAGCAACTAATATTGTAAATAGACCTGCTGCTGCAGAATTTCCATACGGATATTTTATAGATGATTATGTTTATACTGGAAATGGAGATTTAGATGAACATAACGGAAGATTTACTAAAACTCCTGATTTTCCTCAAGGATGCTATGCGTATTTTGCTACAGTAGATAATTTAGACAATCCACAATTCCCATTCTTTATTGGAGACACATATAGATCTTTTGCTGTTGAAGAAAATACTGTAAATGGTAAATTACTAGATCAAACTACTTTTGAGTTTTCTACCTCGGATCTTATAAGAAATACGCAACCATATAACCTATTTGGTGATAATGTTAGTTACGACTACTTATTCCAACCATACAGAATCAATAATCAGGTTTCAAATCCAGATAATTTATTAGAAGGTGCTATAGAGACTATTGATGTTTTAAGTAGGGGTTCTGGTTATAGTCTTGGTGACAAATTAGTATTTGATAATACAGGAACTGGTGGTGTTGGATTAGATGCGGAAGTTCAAAAACTTCATGGAAAACCAATTGATAATATTAGTAGTTCTGTCATTACATTATCAAATCTTCCTCTTCAACATACTAGAGACGGAGTTGTATTTAAAGTAACTCCGTATCATGAATTTGATGGTTCTGATACTGTAAGAATAACTGGTATATCAACTTACATTAAAGGATTAGAAGGGTTTAAGAAAATCGCAGTTGCAGGTTATGGTGCATCTTTGACAGATAATGGTTATACTGGTATTATTACAGATATAAGAGTTAACTTTGTTCCTCCTAATGTTGCAGTAGGTGACTCTATTGGTATTGGCACAGAAATTGCTCGAATTCTTAAGTTCTTCCCTAGTGAAAAAATTGTTAGAATAGAAAGATATGCTGGTTTTACCACTGCTGCAGTAGGATCTGCGGTCACATACTTTACTAGTGAGTTTATAGTTCCTGTAGAAACAGATCCTTTTGATTCTTTTTTCCAGAATTTAATATATTTTAACCCTAAAGAAGCAGTCGGTGTTGGAACAACTGTTGGAATCTCAACTACTGTCAATATATCTCTTAACGGAGTTACTAAACAAAGATCTATTCTTGCACAAACTCTATATCTACCTAATCATGGTCTTCAAACTAATTCTAAGGTCACCTTCGACAAACGAGGTAATACTGACCTTTTTGTTACTGATTCCATAAGTCCGTATACTGCTCCAAGTGCTTTGAGTGGTGATTTCTATGTTATTAGTAACACACCCAATACAATTGGTCTTAAAACAAATACAGACGGTCCTGCTTTATTCTTTACTACAACAGGTGATGATAAGGCAAATTATTCACTAGTAACTAACTATAAACAAGAAACTGCAACTGTTAGAAGAAGTCAAGTAACTATTCAAACAACGGAAGATCATGGTTTAGAAGAAAAGGATAGATTTGATCTAATAGTTAAAACAGGATTAACTACTGGTATTGGTACTTCTACAAGAGCAACAGTCAAACTGATTGATGGTTACACTATTATTAATCCTTTAGATATTCCTACAAGCGGAGTCAATACTGTAACTAGTATATTTACTATTGAGGATCATGCTTTAGAAACAGGATTTAAAGTTTTAATGTATGGTTCTGGTGGAGATCCATCTCAACTTCCTGCGGGATTAGAACAAAGAACATATTTTGTTTTAAAGATTGACGCAGATAAATTCCAACTAGCAAATACAGAAAAACAACTTCGTGCGAATCCACCTGAAGTTGTTGGATTTACATCTGTGGGGTATAGCGGACAAAGTATTAATCCTATTAATCCACCAGTTACAGTATTCCGTGAAAATAATATTGTATTTGATCTCAATGATACTAGTCTACTAGGATCAAAACTTAAATTCTTCTATGATAGAAATAATTTTAATGAATATGTTGGAACAGGACTCACATCAAATCTAGAAGTTGTTGGATTTGGCACAGTTGGTATTGGAACCACAAATGCTGCTGATATGCCATATAAGCAGATTAATTTCAGTGAAAATCTTAAAAACACTCTTTACTATGCGATAGAAAAAGGTGGGTATATTACAACTAGTGAAAATGATGTATTATATGGAAATGAAATTAAATATGCTGATAGCGGATTTAATGCGAAAGGATATCTTGCAACTGGAGTAGCTGGAACTGTATTTACCGCTAATATTGCTTCTGAACCAGAAAAAGATCATTATACTCAAGAAGACTGCGAGGAATTATATTACACTCATATAGGTGCTGCTGCAACTGGCGGTGTATCAAAAATAAAAATTATTAACGGTGGATCTGGATATCAAAGACTTCCTGCGGTAACTTCTATAGGATCTAGCGGAATTAGTGCAGAATTAGAATTGTTTGGAACTAATGTTAACCTATTAGATGAAGTTAGTGTTCCTACAGATGTTTTTGGATATCCTTCTGATAATACATTGAAACCAGATGCATTCTTACCTAGAATCTTGTTGATTAAGAATGCTAACAAAGTTCTTTCTGCGTCTGTTACATTTGGAGGAAGATCTTATCTTAATGCACCTGCTCTTGCTGTATTTGATAAAACAACTGGAGAAATTATTACTAATGGTCTTCTTCTTGCAGAATTGAGTGATACTGCAGTAAACAGAGTAAATGTTGTTGTTGAACCTAGAGGATTGACTGCTAACGATTATGGTATTGCACCTTTAAGAAATAGTAATGGTATTAGTATTCTTGAGGCATTTTCAGATGTAGGAATTCTTACTTGTAAAATTACTACTCCTGTTCTTGGTTATGATACGGAACCATTCCAAATTGGCGATATTGTTTATCTTGAGGGAATAGATTATACTGCTGGATCAGGAGATGGATTCAACTCTGGAGATTATAAATTTATTGATTTTACAATTGCTGATTACAATAGTGCAACTAATCCAAGACAAGTTACATTCACTTATACTGGATTAAGTACTAATCCTGGAATTGGTGCAACTGTAGTTCCTGGTTTTGGTCAAATTGTAAAATCTGAAGATCTTGCAAGATTTGAAGCGGTTAAATCGTTCTCAGAGTTTAGAAGCAATGAACCATTAAGAAGAAACAATGATTTATTTACAGATTTGATAATGACCGATATTGATGTCAATACTGGCATCATGGTTGTTAGTGGATCTTTAAATATCCAGATTGATGACAAATTACTCGGAACTAATAGTGGTGATGTATGCGAAGTACAAGATATAACAGAATTTGATGGATACTTTGATATTTCGTCTACAATTGATACAAATGTTGGTTGGTCAGATAATATTGGTTTAATTGGAGATAATAATCAATTCTTACCAGATAATGATTACTATCAAAATATGTCTTATGCTATTGAGAGTGAAAAGACATATGAGGATTTAATTACTTATGTTAACGATATTGTACACCCTGCAGGATTTAAAAACTTTGCAAATACACAAGTTTTAGCAACAGGTAACGCTGGTGAAACATTTATTCCTGCTGATGATGCTGGTGGATTAGTTCTTGACTTTGTTAATGATCCTCTTAGAGTAGATGCTATTTACAATTTTGATGTTGCTAGAGATGTAAACTCTGCTGATAATTTATCTAAATTTATAGAAATTCAGCAAACAAGACTTGCAGACTTTATTCTATGTAAAACAAATAGAGTTTTATTGCATGATGATATTAGTCCTCAATTCATTAGTAATGAATCTAATGATTTAAGTGATAGTAGAGTTATTGCTGCTACTATTGCTGGTAGATATTTCTCAAGATATCTTGTACAAACAATACATGATGCACAAGATCCAACTAAAAATCATTATCAATTAAATGAATTGATTCTTATTACATGTAATGAGGATACTTACTTAGTACAAAAAAGTGCTCTTAACAATACAAACCAAGTTGGTTTAGCAACTGGATACGGTGAGTTCTTTGCTCAGTATAATGTTAATAATGGACAAACACAAGTAAGAATTAAACCTTACGAACCATTTGATACAAACTATGATATTAAAGCATTCCAGCAAGGTTTTGCTGATAGTGTTGGTACTGGTCAAACTGAACTAGGTAATGCAGAAGTTAGAAGCGTTAA